TGGCTCAAATCTGCTAGTATTCCGCAGGATAGGTTTCTTAAAACAGACCTGATTTCGCCCTTGATGAAGCCTGATTCACGGGGTACGATCTTCTTGGAGAGCAAGAAAGAAATGAAAGCACGGGGTTTAGCTAGTCCAGACGCTGCGGATGCGATATGCGTGACGTTTGCTTTCCCTGTGGCGCATCGGGAGTATCGAGAGCCAACGGCGCGGCAGTACTCAAATCACTCGGCGGTGTCTACAGGTTGGATGGGTAGTTGAATGAAAAAAGGTGTATCTCTATCAGTTGGGCGTGGCGAGAAGCTGCCAACGTCCAAGGGCGCTGGTTTGACTGCCAAGGGCCGTGCTGTATACAATGCAGCAACTGGCTCTAACTTGAAGGCTCCTGCCCCAAACCCCAAGACCAAGGCAGATCAGGGCCGCAAGGATTCATTTTGTGCAAGAATGGGAGCAGTAGCTGCCAACGCCAAAGATGGCGAACGCGCCAAAGCAGCCCTTAAACGATGGAAGTGCTAATATGAAATCAGCTAAACCCGGCCTCTATTCCAACATTAATGCCAAGCAAGCCCGCATCAAGGCTGGCTCTGGCGAGAAGATGAACAAAGTCGGCAGCAAGGCAGCGCCCAGCAAGCAAGACTTTGTGAATTCGGCTAAGACGGCTAAGAAGGCGAAGTAATGCCACTCAAAAAGTCACCCACGCCTGCGGCGTTCAAGGCCAATATCAGGGCCGAGGTCAAGGCAGGCAAGCCTGTCAAACAGGCCGTGGCAATTGCTTATGCTGTTAAGAAGAAAGCAAAGTAATGGCTGACTACACCGGCATTAACAAGGTTGGCAAGGTTGCCGATGTTGGTGGGGGCGGCGACGATGTAGAGTACAGCGATATGCTCTCCACCATGCGCTCGCGCATGACAATGGCGGTGGATGCCTACAGTGAGAGCCGAAGCAACGAACTCGACGACCTGCGGTTTATGGCGGGTAGTCCAGACAACCAGTGGCAGTGGCCTGCTGATGTACTGGCGACTCGCGGGGCGGTGCAAGGGCAGACTATCAACGCCCGTCCCTGCCTGACTATTAACAAGTTGCCGCAGCACGTGCGGCAAGTCACCAACGACCAGCGGTACAACAAGCCTAGCGGCAAAGTTATACCTGCGGATGACGTTGCTGACCCTGAGATGGCAGAAATATTCAACGGCATAGTGCGGCACATTGAGTACATCAGCGACGCTGACATTGCCTACGCAACTGCCTGCGAGAACCAAGTCACCTATGGTGAAGGCTACATTCGCGTACTGACTGAGTACTGCGACGAAAACAGCTTTGACCAAGAACTGAAAATCGGGCGGATTCGCAACTCATTCTCGGTCTACATGGACCCCGCAATTCAAGACCCATGCGGTGCGGATGCCCGGTGGTGCTTTGTCACGGACGATGTGCCAAAGGACGAGTACGAGCGCCTGTACCCAGACGCTGCGCCTATCAGTAGCTTGCAGTCCCTTGGGATTGGCGACCAAGACCTACAGCAATGGCTGCGGGATGACACGGTGAGGATTGCGGAGTACTTCTACCGGGAGTACAAGGCCGAGACACTCAACCTATACCCCAACAACATCACGGCGTTCAACAACACGCCTGATGACAAGCAACTCAAGATGCTCTACGGCAAGCCGCTAAAGACTCGGATTTCGCAGCGGGAAAAGGTTTGCTGGGTTAAGAGCAATGGCTACGAGGTGCTGGAGAAGCGCGATTGGGCAGGTAAGTACATCCCCATCGTTCGGGTGGTGGGCAATGAGTTTGAGGTCAACGGGCAGATTTATGTCTCTGGTTTGGTGCGAAACGCCAAGGACGCCCAGCGGATGTACAACTATTGGGTAAGCCAGGAAGCTGAGATGCTGGCCCTGGCGCCCAAGGCTCCGTTTATTGGCTACGGTGGGCAGTTTGAAGGCTACGAGACTCAGTGGAAGACTGCCAACACCACTAACTGGCCCTACCTTGAGGTCAACCCAGATGTTACAGATGGCGCTGGTACTACCCTGCCACTGCCCCAACGTGCCCAGCCCCCGATGGCCTCTAGTGGCCTTTTGCAAGCCAAATCGGGGGCATCTGAGGATATTAAAGCGGCAACAGGGCAGTACAACGCTAGCCTGGGCATGGGCGGGAACGAGCGCAGCGGCAAGGCTATCTTAGCCCGTCAGCGCGAGGGTGACGTTGGCACTTACCACTATGTAGACAACCTAGCCCGTGCCATACGCTACGTAACCCGGCAACTGCTGGACATGATTCCCAAAATCTACGACACCCAGCGTATTGCCCGAATCATTGGCGAGGACGGCGACACTGAGATGGCAAAGATTGACCCATCCCAAGAGATGCCGGTCAAACGAATCGTCAATCAAGAGGGCATTGAGATTGACAAAATCTACAACCCCAATGTTGGCAAGTACGATGTGGTGGTGACTACCGGCCCCAGCTACAGCACCAGACGGCAAGAGACACGGGAAGAAATGGCCCAACTGCTGCAAGGCAACCCGGCGCTCATGCAAATTGCAGGCGACTTGTTTGTCAAGGCAATGGATTGGCCTGGGGCAGATGAGTTGGCTAAACGCTTGGCTAAGACCATTGACCCCAAACTTTTGAGCGACGATGAAGACCCAGCCCTTCAAGCTGCCAATATGCAGATGCAGGCAATGGGGCAGGAGATGCAGCAGATGCAGGAAATGCTGCTAAACGTCCAGCAGTCAATGGAAGCGCAAGAGTTAGAAATCAAACGGTTTGACTCTGAGGTCAAAGCCTACGATGTAGAAACCAAACGCATGACGGCGGTGGCTGCTGCCATGACGCCTAACCAGATACAAGAAATTGTGCTGGGCACTGTGCAAGGCATGATTACCAGCGGTGATCTGATGAGTTCGATGCCAATGGAGCCGCAGGAAATGATGATGCCGCAGGAAATGATGCCGCCACCAAACCAAGGTATGTAACATGGCTACCACATCACTATCTCCCCCGCCCAAGCTGCAATTCTTTGATCTGAACGGCGCACCGCTGGTTGGTGGGCAGTTGTACACCTACGCTGCTGGCACAACCACGCCACTAGCCACTTACACCGACAGCACTGGCGTCAGTGCCAACACCAACCCCATCATTTTGGACAGCCGTGGCGAGGCTAATGTGTGGCTGGGAACCGCTAGTTACAAACTGGCTCTCTACACCAGCGCAGGCGTGTTGATCTGGACGGTAGACAATATTTCAACCAATGGTAGTAATCTGTCGGTTACTGACCATACTGGTGATGGAACAACAACTGCCTTTGCAGTCACAGACGGTTTTACTGCCATCTACATCAACGGCGTGTATCAGAACCGCAATACCTACACCGCAACCAGCGGCACGGTGACGTTTAGCCAAGCACCGCCCTACACATCTATTATTGAAGTTGTTTACAACTAGGAATCGCCATGTTAAAAGTAGCAAATTCAGTCATCAGCGCCAGCCAAATTCAAACGCCGATTACGTTTGCTGGTGACGTTACCCTGTCTACAGGCAACCTCGTCATCGGCACCTCTGGCAAAGGCATTGACTTTTCTGCCACATCACACCCTGCTGGCATGACCAGTGAATTGCTTGCTGATTATGAAGAAGGCACTTGGACACCTGTGCTTGGCGGTAGTGGCGGCACAAGTGGGCAGACTTATTCATTGCAATCTGGAAGGTACACAAAAATTGGCAGACAAGTTATCTGCAATTTTGAAGTTGTCCTTACTGCGGTTGGGACAGTCACCAATTATGCTGCTATTAATGGACTCCCATTTACCGTTACAGCGGGAAGCACAAGTTTAGATGGAGGTAGCACAACAGTAACTTTTGCATCTGGATTTGCAACAAACCAAATATATGTAAGCGGTTATTTGATAAATGGTGAAACGCGAGCATGGATTGTTGGAATTGCTGCTGCTGGAACAAACATAGACAATATACTGGCGACAAATATCTGGGGAAACACAACAAGAATTGCTGGAACCATTAGTTTTACCGCCAGCTAAAAATACATAAAATTTAAAGGAATAAAATGTCATTAACAAAAGTCACACATTCGATGATTTTGGGCAGCGTAGTTGATGTCCTTAATTATGGTGCTGTTGGCGATGGCATTGCTGATGATACCAATGCTATCAAAGCTGCAATTACTGCGGCATTAGCACTAAGACAAATTGGCTCTGGTGGAAGATTTGGTGGCACTGCTCTCGGTGTAAGTGAAGGAACTGCGCCGACTGTTTTTTTTCCATCTGGGGTTTACAAAATTACGTCTACGCTATCAGACGATACAGCAAATTTCTTAGCGTATTTAAATTTTGTTGGTGAAGATTCATTTTTGGTTTTTGCTAACGGAATCATTGGTTTTGGTGGCGTAGGCTACATGAGCACCTTCCAAGGCTTGCAGTTCAGAGGCGGCGCAACCGCGATCAGCATCAAAACAAACAACGCTGACACTTCATTAATTGACATTTCTTATTGCCAATTTAACGATCAAACAACAGCCAGTGTTGCAACAGATTCAAACAGCAATTCCACATTGCTGACAATCTCAAACTGCAAATACGTTAATTACCAAAGCACCGGATACTTACTGTACGCCTTGACTGGCGACCGCATGGATGTATCAAAAACATGGGTCTATACAGCCGCACCAGCTTGTTTCTATGTGGCTGGCGGTCAGCTTTCCATGTATGAGATGGTGGGTGTTCCAGACGGCCTGATAAACCAAACGGGTGGTCGTTGGATTGATTTTACTGGTGATGCCCAATCACTGATTTGCTATAACAGCCGTTTTGGTGGCGAAAGTGCTGGCGCAGCAATTGTGTTTAACTATGTAACACCACAATATGCACCCCCGTTTTTTACAAAACAGATAATTTTTAAAGATTGCGATTTGTTTGCTGGCAGTGCTGATAGGGCTGATCGTGGAGTTGTTATAGCAAAGTCTGGGCTTCCAGGCATTGTTCGCATTGAAGGATGCAGGGGGCCATCGGATGCGTTTTTTATCAACGATCAAATGACCTCGGGAACTTTAATTGATTGGTTAAATACATACGAAATTTCGTCTGTTGGCAAAGGCACTTTGTCAATAATGATAAATAACACTTCAACAGCAAGTGCTACTTTATCAACGTCTACTGCTTTAACAAAAAGATTGCGCCCATACTTGTATCTTGAAACGGATGGAACTATTAATACAAGTTACATCAATAGACAATTAAATTTGCCGTATGTTGATACGTTGACAATAGAATCTCAAGTTGTGCAGGGTTTAAGTTACCCAATGACAAGCACAAGCGGAACAATAGCAATAGTTGACACTGGAATTTACACCAATACTACTTTTATGGGCTTTGGTGGTAAGGCAATATATGATGTTCATATCTCAGGAAACCCCAATAATGCTGGTTCAGCAAATTACAATGTTCCGTTAATAGGTGCTTTGATTGTTGGTGGTGGTTTTATTGCTACTCCACAAACAGAAATTTTTTATTCTGATATTTACAAACCAAATTTTACTGCTACAGCTGAATTTACAGTAACGTCTGTATTTTGGAATGGCACAACTGAAGTGGCAAACATTACGCCAGGAGACACAACCTATCAAATACGAATAAAAGTTGATGGTTTTGTTAGCTCAACAGGTTCACAGCTTGTTGTTCGTCTTACCAAGCGTTTGTAATTAACAGGAGAATTCAAAATGGCTTTGCAAAAAAACATGACATTGAAGAACAACTTCAATGAAGAAAGCGTTATTAGAAATGCTTACATTCAGATTTATGAAATATCGGGTGGCAAATTAAATTTGAACGTCAAGTATTTTATTAAACAAGAAAATAAAATTAACGTGATTGACAAGCGTAGTTTTGATTTTCTTCCATCAGTTGAAAATAATTCAACTAACTTTATTGCTCAAGCCTATAATCATTTAAAAACATTACCAGAATTTGATGGCGCAACCAATTGTTAAACCGTACCAGTTCGGACAACTGGAAACCTTAATGTCTGATTGGATGGTCAGGCTGGAAACAAGGAAATATCATGGCACTTGAAAAACAAATTGTTGTTGATTTGATTGAAACCATTGAAAACGGTTGTGTTCAAGTCCGTACCAAGACCGCCATCATGGAAGATGGCAAGCAGATCAGCGGTTCGTTCCACCGCCATGTCGTTGCCCCTGGCGATGACTACAGCAAGCAGGACGCCCGTGTGAAAGCTATCTGTGCGGCAACGCATACGGCGGCTGTGGTAAGCGCATATAAGGCGGCACAAGCTGCAAAAGGAGTCTGAAATGGCTAACGAACAATCCGCATTTTTTCCAAACGGCCCAACCGTTGTGATTACCGCTAATTCAAGCGCCCCAACAGCCGCGCAGATTTTGCCAACTTTTACGGCAGTCACGCCGCCTACCAACCAGTACCGAGTGGTTAACGTAGGGTCGTTAACGGCCTTTTTAGGCGTTGGCGCAACGGCTGCAATTGCAGGTACAAACTCCGCAGCAGTCACCACCACGGGCAATGCCGTACCTATTGTGGCTGGTGCTGTGGAAGTGTTTAACTTCCCGCCGACCTCCTTCTTCACCGCAACAGCGGCATCGTCCACGACTCTTTACATCACTCCTGGACAAGGACTATAATGTTTGTACTGGCCCAATGACCAGGGAATCTTAGGATTCAAAAATG